CTCGGGCTTGAGCGCGAAGGAGTAGGAGTACACACCGGGAGCGGGGCAGCCGGAGTGATGGTTGTACGCCTGGACCTGGTTGAAGTACTTACCCTTCTGCTCCTTGAAGCGATCCTGGCCGTTAAGGACAAGCTTGAAGGTCTCGAGCTGACCAGCGTTCTCCTCGGTGTAAGCCTCGGTGGAGAGCTTGGTAGCGTACATGGGGGTGCCGAGGTTGGAGATGGGCACATAGCAGTTGGAGTCGAGGGCATCCGCGGTCTGGTCGGACTCGAGGGCAACCTCGGTGACAAGGTTCTTCGCGGTGAAGTTCCACAGGGAAGACTTCGCGGCGGTGTTGGAGAAGCACCACACGAGCTCCTTGACGGGGTGGTTGTACGAGAGGCGGACCTGCTTGGTGGCGGAGGCATCAACGGTATCGGTACCGGTGTGCTGAACCTGCTCAATGAGGTACTCGTGACCCTTCTGGGCGAAGCGGCGACGCTCCTCGGTGTCAAGGTAGACGTAGTTGGCCCACACCTTGAAGACGGACTTGTTAAGGAAGGTGTCGAAATCGGACGCGAGGTCAATATCAATGCGCACCTCATGGTACTGCAGAGCAATTAGTGGGAGGTAAAGTCCAGGATTGCGGTTAAAGAAAAAGACTAGGGGCAAATAGACAGTGGAACCATCAGCCGCGGTAGTCATCTTACCCCAAGTGGCCTTCTTGGCCTCATCGAGGTAGAGCTCGGAGTACAGACGCCACCACTTCTGGTAGTGCTTGTCAATCCTTTGCCCACCAATCGATAATTCGACGGAAGAAACCGCACGCTCGGCGACCCAGTTGCAGTCACCAGCCTCCGCGGTGGCGGTAGCGGCGATGTCAGACTCGAGTTCGAGGTACATGTCACCGACGAGATCACCGTTACGGGCGACGGTGACGGAGACGCGACCGGAGTTGGCGGCAGTACCGTTGACGGTCTGCTCGATGTTCTCCATCGCGAAGTTAGTGTGGCGCTTGTATTTGGCCTGATAGAAAGTTACCTCAGGGTTACCGGTAAGGTAGACATCCTGGGCACCGTAAGCGACGAGTTGCATAAGACCACCGGCCATTTTGAGAGTTGTTGTACTATAAGCAGAGAAAATAATTCTGGTTGAATGTGCGAAATTTCGCAGTCTACTTTTTCTCCGTCTAATTCAAATGTCCACACAGCCTGAAGAATTTGAAGAGGGTGAAATCGTATCCGACGAATATGAGACTGAGGATGAGATATCGGTAGATGACCAGGAAATTATCGAGGACCTTGAGGACCTTGAGGACGATGAGACTGACATCATAGGTTTGATGACTTCTCTCATGGCGACACAGGATGGTGACACTGTATGTTCAGCTCTCGTCGAGATTTCTAACCAAATGCAGGTACAGAATAAAATCCTTATAAAGATTCTTGCCAAGCTTCAGGATTAAAAATTTAGTTAAAAGAAAAATTCATAGTAAGAGTAAGCATGGAAGATACTCACTTCATCGATAAGGAACCTAACAGGTATGAAGCACTGGCTGAGCTACAAAAAGAGCAAATCCAATCGATGAATGAGGACCAAATAATTGAAATTGTAAGGAAGTTTGAAATCTTCTGGGATCTTCAGACTGAAGATTATAGGAATGCGCGTGAGTTGGGGTACAGGCAATTCATCCACGCCGATAATTGGGACAGTAACAATAACCCCATTCCTGGAAGAATTGATATTCTGGCTATCAAGGGAATCCGAGAGCGACAGCGTCGTTTTATCATTGACTTGAAGAATCGGGTCAGGGATCTCAAGATCGAATCTCATGATGTAAATGGTGATGGAATCACACTGTGGAAACGAGTCAATAACGTCGTCAAACAACTGAAAGATGGTTATGAAAATATCAGACGCCATTTCATAGCATACGAGCGTGTTGTCAACCCAATGGCAGTTCCACAGGTATCCTCAAGCTCCGACCCTTCCACCATGGACGAAGATGAGATTGATGATTGTTCCCCGTATCAAAAGTGTCTCCTCTATACACTCGATGAAGCGTATAAATCTGGGTACCGACGATACAAAGACTTTTGCTGCGAAGAAATCAAGACCATCGATGGGTACTGCACCCGGGCATGGGTTGCGAAGCAGGAAATCCAGAATTTTGTCCGTAACATCGCGCCTAAAGATGATGAATTCTCAAACTGGAAAAACTTTACCAGTCGAGGAACCGTATACAGGGATGTGATTGAATACATTTCTAAGTGCATCGATCCTCAGTTTCCTGAGATTGAAAAGAGACGTCATGTATGGTCATTTAAGAATGGTGTTTTTGTTGGAAAGGAATGGATTCCTGACCGTGGGGTTTATGATTCTCGCTTTTACCCATACGACAGTAAGGAGTTTCGGTGCCTAGACCCAACTATCATCTCCTGTAAGTATTTCGATCAGCAGTTTGATGACTTTTCCCATATCGAAAATTGGCAAGATATCCCTACACCCCACTTTGATAAGGTTTTACATTACCAAAAGTTCGAGCCCGAAGTGTGTAACTGGGCTTATGTTATGGGTGGACGCCTCTGCTATGATGTTGGTGATCTTGATTCTTGGCAAGTCATTCCATTTTTCAAGGGTATCGCGAGGTCTGGTAAATCGACGCTCATTAACAATGTTTTCAAGCGTTTTTATGAAAGTCAGGATGTAGGCACACTCGGGAACAACATTGAGAGGAAATTCGGTCTGTCAGCTTTGAAAGACAGTTTCATGTTCATCGCACCAGAGATTAAAGGTGACCTCGCACTCGAACAGGCTGAGTTTCAGTCCATCGTATCAGGTGAAAGGGTTTCTATCGCAGTCAAGAACAAAATAGCGGTTTCACTGGATTGGAAGGTACCCGGGGTACTCGGTGGAAATGAGATTCCAAACTGGAAAGATAATTCTGGTTCCGTACTGCGTCGTATTCTCCCATGGAACTTTACTAAACAGGTTCAGGAAGCAGACCCAAACCTTGAAAAGAAGTTGGAGAAGGAGCTCCCTATTATTCTACTCAAATGTGTGCGTGGATACCTAGATTATTCCAATAAATTCAGGGATAGAGATATTTGGAATGTGGTGCCTAACTATTTCAAGCTCATCCAAAAGCAAGTGGCTATGGTTGCGAGTACACTCACAAACTTCCTCGAGTCTACGAATATCGAGTTTGGTGAAGATATGTTTGTACCTCAAAAGCTATTTGTGCAGGTGTTCAATCAGCATTGCCACGAAAACAATCTTGGAAAGCATAAATTCCATCCCGATTTCTACATTGGACCATTCAGTTCAAGAGATGTTGAAGTCAGGAACGAATCGGTCACATACAAGGGGCGATTGTACCCCAAGCAACCCATCATTTACGGTCTTAACGTGATCGAAGAATCACTCGGATTCACAGACGAGTTTTAAAAAAAATACCTGTACATAATAGTAATGAGTCGAGGAATTCGAGAATTCGTGGAAACCTCAGGCATCAAAATAGAGACCACGGGTCCTAGGCGTAGCCCATCACTTCAGTGGCCACCACCCAGGAGTGCGCCAAATGTCCAGGTTCCCCGTGAAGTGGAACTTAATCTTTTGAAGAGACAAGAAGTTCCTAATACACTCCAAAGGAACATCGTCAATGACAAACGATACGAAGGTATGTTTAAGGAATTCGAGAATGACCCCCTTGAAAATGAGTTCAGTGATATAAACGAAAACGCATTCAAAAATGCATTAGGTAAAGCAAATTTCAACAATACTTCATTAGATTATATTGCCCCTACACGACTTTCAATGAGTAAACTAAATATTGGTATGTTTAATGCCAACGTAAACAGTGGATTCGGTAAAGAAGCCCGTATAAACATAAAAAACATACTAGTAAAAAAACCACTCGATAAAACCTTTATCGGTGAAGGTCTTTATATAGACACATTAGATATAAAGGGAATATACGGTCGATTTCAGACGGGTTATTCACATAGTAAAAACTATGGTCCCAAGGGTAACATAAATAAAGACTACTTCAGTACTCAGATAATATTAAGGATTTCTAATGGGGTGGAATCACATAAGGTTACGTTTAATATATACAAAAATGGTAAAATTCGGTTTTCTGCAGGATTTGTCGGTGAGAATATCGGTGGTCAACCAGAGTTGATCCGAAAGTTCGTCATTGACAAATACACGGAACGTGAGTCTTTCTTATACAATCCATTTGAATATAACAATATCAGTGCACAGTTTAAATTTAACGGTGTTTTTAGGAATCTCGGATTGGCTGCCGCCCGATTCAGGGAATATGGTATGACGAACGTAACGTATGAACCCGAACTCGGTCCGTTCTTCTATGCGTACATCGATGATCACAAATACAATATTACCAAATCTGGTAATGTTCAGATTCTCGGTGGTAAAAGCCCTCAAGACATATTGAATGCGTATAATCGTGGACAGCGATTAATCGAAAAAATGAACGATGCAGGTGAAATCAGAATTACAGGGGTATTCTCCGAGGGTGATAAAAAGACACGCACCAAGCCAAAAGCCAAGGCCAAGGCCAAGGCCAAGACGACAAAGAAGAAGATATTAAACACCACACAGGTTTCTGCATTGAACATAAACAGTACAAGGTGTGAACGGATGCCCAAACCCGAACTCATAGATTTAGCTAAGAAGCTGGGTGTGGTGGGTAAATTTGGAACGCGTAAAGAGATTTGTGAGAAGATCAAAAAATTAAACAAGAAAAAAACAGTCACATTCAAAAACACTACCAAGGGTAAAAATGTAGCCATCACCGGAAAGGTAAATACTAAGAACTTCCGGATCGGGCGAAAAATATGTGACCAATATTCTAAGCCTAATCTCGAACTGATATGTAAAGCCATGAAGATTCCTTACGATAAAAAGGATACTAAACTCAGTTTGTGTAAGAAGATTGAAAAGGCTCGTAATAATATAGCCGCTAAGCCAGTTGTTAAAGCCCCGTCCCCGAGGGCAATCAGGCAGAAGCAGAAGAATGCCAAGAATGCCAGTAATGCGATTAATCGACAGTTGAAGATAAATAACATAGAGATGAAAAGGCGACTCAATGAAAATTCTATCCGCAATGATCTCGCCAAATATTTTGGTGTCACATGGATGAAAAGATACAAACCCAACCTTAACAATGATGTAAAGGTGGTTCAAAATGAGATTAACAAACTGAATAAAAAGAAGAACGCGTTAGGTATACCTTTCAAACGCGATATCAATGAAATTAAACGAAGACTCGTGAGTCAGTGGAAGATGCAAAGAAAGAGAAATCTTGAGAAGAGGTACCTCATGAATAACACGAACGTAACTGGTGTTCCATACAATTTGAAGAATAATTTCAAGTTGGCACTGGCAAACTATATACTCAACAATAAAAAGGGTAAAATATCTAAAAAGGGAATCGACGATTACCGGAAATATTGGTTAAAGTTTAGGGCTAATATTAATTCAAATGCCCGTCCGAGAGGAATTAACCGAGCGGTTAAAGCTCGGGTTGAAACGTTATAATCACGGTGTGAGAGTAAATGATGACACACGAACTTGGGGGACACCTACAGACTCCTGGCTAGATATGGCCAAGGAGGAACTTTTAGACGCTATCATTTACACTATAGCAGATTACATTAGAAATGTTAGGAGTGAGGGAGAACGCGCGCCCCTCAGTTTTCGTAAAAATGATGAGCTTGATGATAACAAACTAATCATGTCTATAGTTGATGACTGGGAATATGTTGAAAGTCCACAACATAAAATGTTGTTATGGAATCTCTTCAAGATGTTGAACAGTGATATATTTAGGGATTAGGTAATTGCTCCACTACTTGATTACATGTATTAAATGCGGTGAAACACATCAAAGCGACTGAAAACTGGAAAATAGCTTGTTCCCACATTCTAAGAACACAAAATGGTACTATCATGAGCCCCGCGCACGTACCATGAAACACTATAAATCCTATCGATGCTGAATGTTCAGTATGTAGAGCACCCGTCGTAGATACTATCAACACAAAATTGATAATATCTATTGTTCTCGTGTAAAGAGCCAAATTTACACCAGACCCAAGTACGAATATATACGCTAGAGCGCGCGCAACGAGGTGATATTCTAGTAATAATCTGAAACGTGGTCGTGGTCGTATAATTTCGGGGGGTGGTTCCGGAGGTGGAACCTCTTGGTTAAATGCTATCGCGACAGAACCATCTGGTTTTTCAACAACCAAATGTCTGGCTTCATCCATGGATATTAAACGTATCTATTCTTTAGATGGAAATAACAGTTTCATCTGAAGGGTGATTTATATTAATATTTATCTAGTTTTTTACCTCGCCGCCCTGACTGCCCTCATGGCATTCTTCATGGCATCATTCACACGTTGCTGAGGGCTTGTAGTTTGCCCACGCCAATCAAGACTGGGTTCCTCTCGGGCACTATTCGCAGCGTTTACTGTATTATTCGCGTCCCGCTCTCGTCTGAGTTCTTTTTGCTGTTTATCTTTATTCTCCATTTCTTCAGCTTTTTTTAGATATTCATTTTTTTTATCAGAATCACTCGCCCTAGAAGCCATAGTTCTATATCTTTTTGCCATTGCTATATAACCTCCGGGGAGGTTGCGAAGAGTGTTCTTCATGATGGATGCAATCCTAAAATAACTTGTCGATGAGATCCGATTCATAAGTACTTTCCATATCACGAGTAATATAATCACCCATGATATCCGTGTTATAGTAGCACTCATCTGTTATATACCCTGAAAATTATCTCATAAGCTTCTTCATCATCCTCTTCGCGGCCGCCGCCGCCTTCTTCGCCGAGTATTCCTCCTTCTTCTTCTTAGATCCCCTGCGCATAAATAAAATGATCGCAATCAGGACTGCGACGACAGCACCAATCTTCATTAAAGTGGGTCGGTTACCCGCCCTGACCTTATTCATGAAAGTGGGGGCTGGGGCAGTAAGGTTTACGGCACTAGCCATTGGCTGAACAGCGTTCGACATTTTATACTAGTATATTAGAAAATTATCTTCATTACCTCATCTTCCTCGCCCTCCTCATCGCCCTCTTCATCGCCCTCCTCGCCTTCTTAGACATCCCCCTGAACTCCTCCTTCTCTTCCTCACGACCACTCATGAAGATAATAGCGGCGATGAGCACCGCAAATATGGCAGCCATTTGCATAACTTGTTTCGAACGAACCTTCGACATTTTATACTAGTAACTTAGAAAATCTTTACAAGATCGGAAATCTTATGAATAATGTTATAGAATTCATCATCATTTTTAACTTCCTGGGGGTTTACAATCTCGAGTTCAATTTGATAGGAGCATTCTTCTTCGGAATCCATGTCAACACTGTCACCAGAGGATATGGTCATATCGATACTCAGATTCTTACGCACGAATGAGTGGCGTGTCTTGTTACGCTTTCGGTCCATTTCGTATTCACCGAATGTTGGAATTTCTCGTGAAACGCTAAAACGTACATCAATCGGATTACATTTGAAATCCTCCTTGATTACATTGATCTTCTGGACCATCGTCTGTTCACCGGACTCTTCATCGGCGGTGATTCGAATGTTGTTGGCATCATTATAGTAGACATCAGCAACCGAGGAAT